GTCAGTTCTTTACCCATGACGAGAAACCTACCAACGATTTTGATGAGTGGGTCTCGCACTTAAAGTTCATTGATGAATCATTAGGCGAACACTGCATGTAGAGGCCTGTCTATAGTGAACAGGCGAACGACCGTATCGAACTCATAAATGTTGTTAAGATGTCTTATGTAAACTTAGCCTCAGGTATATTGGCTAGACAGTACGTAAATCTCCGTAAACTCTAGCAGTTCGACGAAAAGCCCGCTTTTCAGAAGTTTTGCGAATACCTTAAGGTAAGAACTGATTAGATTATACGCTAAGGGAGATCTGGACATGTCCCTACTTATGATTACGACCAAGAACTGTAAAACTACTTAGACCAAGTGGTTGACACTACGAAGAGGAAGCTTTATGAATCTAGCAGAGATGCTACCAAGCGTCTAGACCCAATGGAAAGGACAAGGAAGATAGCATTCTAACTGAAGCCCAGTGAGTGCATATATAAAAAAGAAGTCGACTAGCCAGATAAGTCCCACCACTCGACACCCAGGGTTATCTCGCCCATTAGACAAAGGTTTGTTGTCCCGTCACTATATTACGGGTATCTCCTTAAGAGAGATTACCCCATGCTATACCCAGGCTTAGGACTAACCATGGATGAGTTATAAGATGCTATACAACAAGCATATGACCTAGTCGACGATCCTGTACTTGTTTCGCTGGATGTCAACCGCTGCGATGGGTCCATCCACCACCTCATGAAACAGAATCAGTGTTATAGGGTGATGGAACATATATATGATAATACGACTACAGAGTCTCCTTACTCACAAGACAACCTCAAGGATTTTCTTAATCCCACCATGAAAACGTCTATAGTTTTGAAGAAGTCCCACTTCAAGAAAATATATGGATTTGAGAGCTTTTACTCAACATCAGGTTCCGATTCTGGCCCTTCCCTTATGAAGTTCAATACTAGGCACACCACTTTCTCCGGAGTCAACCCGCACACAACTTGGAACAATACTTAGACTATTGGAGCGGTTGTGGAGTACGTTATGGGTTCACTCGGTATTTTGAGTGGCTACTAAGTGTTCGGGGCCGGGGATGACACTATGATAATAATGCCTAAGTCCATGTACCATGGATTTTAAGCACTCATGATGGAGATATGCGGTTATGGACCAAATGCGCACATTCCTTTGGAGTATAAGGCTCATGCCTCACGGATACATAGTGATTTTCTATCCAAAGCTATATAGATATTTGGTCGCTCAGTGAGCGTATGTCGTAAGTGGAATAGGATTGTATAATTTGGCTTTGTCAAATTTACAGAAGAATTACCTTATGAGGTGCACTAAAAAGCGGTTCAGGAGTGCCTTATAGAATGTATAGCCCTCCCTGACCTAATGAAGGCTCTAGAGCCCCTGAGGGAAACAGTTCAAGATATAGAGATGTTTACCAGGTAGTGGTAAGAACGTATATAAGACTACGTTAAGATGCGGTTGATGAAAAAGTGGGGCTCAGTCCCTACAAAGATCAACCATAGTGCCTATACGCGCACTGTAGAAGATGCTTACACCCTCATACCCCTACCTGATAAGTTTGACCTATAGCAAGCCCTTTACGACAACGACCACCAAGTCAGAGCAGTTTTGGATCTGAATACAAGTTTGGATTCTGATTAGCCAATTGAAGGCACACAACTGCTTAGAGCTTAAGAATACGGTTCGGTACAATATTGGGATAAAGATTACGAGTTTATTAAGAAAGGGGCCAAGCCTACGAATATTTTAAATAAGTAGATCCCTACTTAATTGCAACCTCTTCATATTCCTAACAAAAGGATATTATACAACAAGGTTATTGATATGCCTAAAAAATTGTAGACA